TCAGATACGCGAAACCGAATCAGTCATAAACATCATGTCAATTTCGTCCTCGTGAGCAAGGACGGATTGGGCTTCAAGCTGGTTTATGAGATGCAAATAGATCATAGTTGTTTGCACATCTGAATGCCCCAGCCTATCTCGGACATACAACAATGGCTCACCTTCAAACTCTTTACTTTTTCGAAGAGCAAGCAAGGTATAAGTCCCATAGGTGTGGCGTAGCATGTGGGCCCGAACATAGAAGCCGCACTTTCTTTCATAGGACTTCATAACGTCCACTACGGAATCTTTTGAATAATGCCTGCCTTCATTAGTCAGCAGCAGCGCGGTAACACGTCCATCACTATTGGACTTACGAACCTCTCGTTGGTGAAGGGAGTAAGACCACATGCTCTCCATCAACGACCATGGCACGTCGATAGTTCTAGGCCGGTCGTACTTGATATGCATGTCTGAAGGATCAAGAGCAACACTGATCATTTGCCCTGGGCGCAGTCCCTTCTTCAACCTGGGGTTGAACACATATTTGAGAGGAAAAGACCTCGCCTCACAGGAGCGAAGGCCGGTACGCACCATGAGGTGGAACAATATCTGGTGGCTTGGATCGGTATCCAGGGCAAGGCATACCTTGACTTGATCCTTGGTCAGGAATTTGGTCAAGCGCTTTCGGTCGCGAACCATCACCGAAACTTTCGTGCTCTCGGCTCCGGGCCGAGCGATATGACTGAGAAGACCGGAATGTTGGGCAGCTCTTACCCTTTTCTCACCGAAGGGCAGCACAGTTATCAGGTTGCGCTGCTTAGCCCATCGGTAGAACCTCACGATCAAGGCCAGACGATTGTTCACCGTGCCGGGATCAAGTGCTAATTCTCCGCTCGACCAATCCCTATACCTCGACAGAGCACTCAGACCGTGAGCCGGGCTTTCCTCGTCCCAGGCCAATCCATTGGCTTCCAGGAAGGCAAAGTAATCGTACAGACGCCGTCCATAGGCTTCCCAAGTCAAATCGCTTAGGGCCTCACCTGACTCGATAAGCGTGTGCCAAAGGAAGGATTGAGCTGGCTCGACTGGCCATCCCTCTGACCCAATCAGCAACGGAAAGCCTTCAAAGGATCGACCTGCTAATGCTAGGTCTTTTGTTGCGAATACCAGCCTCATGCCGCTGCCCTAAACCACTTCCAATGGATTGCCTTATGAAGCCTGGAAACTGCTGCTCCAGAGGGGTTCAGAAGGTGGCGCGGACTCTACAGGATTTACTAACGATTCCCACCCCTCAGATCGTTGTTCGAAAGGACCACGATCGGGACCTTGGCCAGGTCCGGCCGAAATACCCGCTCACAGGACGCATAGAACGAGTTGCAGTCGATCAAGGCAAAGACTGGTGGCTTAGACATGGCTGCGCACGCTACCGGTGATCACGCCCCAGATTGATAGCTCATCACCCTCAAGCACGTACCTGGGTGGATATTTCGGGTTCTCGGACAGCAGAATGACGTCTTTCCCCCGGATGCACAGCCTCTTGCACACCGGGTCGTTGTTCAATAGAGCCACGACGATATGACCGTGCGCGGGCTCGATCGAGCGATCGACTATCGCCAGATCGCCTTCGAAGATGCCGGCGCCCTGCATGCTCTCGCCGGTGATTGACACCAGGTACACATGCGGCGCCCGAATGTTCAGAACCTCATCCAGAGAGATATGGGCCTCGATGTGGTCCGCTGCTGGCGAAGGGAATCCAGCTGGCACATGGAACAAGCACAAGGGCACTTTCAGGCCGCCTTCTGCTGCGGGCCCTATGATGGAATAGCTCATGACGCACGACTTCCTATACTGTACGAATGTACAGTAAATATTCTGAAAGCCTTGCGGTCAATTTGTTGAAGAGAAATTTCTGACGGGAGGGTTAAATCGGGCCGCCAAAAACCCGCAACTGATACTCCTGAGCTTCCGTCATTAGCGAAACCGCCCAAAGCCCAAGGCGCTCCACCTCCTCCGGTGAAGCGTGACCTTTGGCCTCGTTGTATCGGCGCAGCGCGTCCAGCGCTTGCTTCATCAGCAGTTCCGCCGTCGCTGTCTCACTGGTCGAACCCTTCATTTCCCTGGCCTCTGATGGCGCTCTTCTCTTTCGCGGAGTTGCGAGGTTGTCAGTGGAGTGGATGCGCAGGCCTGCCAAGAGCACGGCGCTGGTACTCATGAACCGCTTCGAACAGTGACTCTGCCTCTAACCGCAGGCGCTCCACCTCCTCCGCCGGCTTATGAGAGTCCCGAGCCTCGTGGTAACGACGTAGCGCACCCATTGCCTGCTGCATCAGTGGCTCGCCGGCAGCGATCTTCCCTTCCAGGTCGTTCATACCCTGCTCCCTGCTATCTGGACTGGAGAGTATAGAGGGTTATGGGGGCAGCATTTTCCTGCCGCGCCTAGTGCTTGGTGGAATCTGACAGGCCAGCACCCTGAGTTGCGAAACAACAATCCGCCAGCCTAAGCTTGGCATGATATATTCTCATTAGGTATTACACGGACGGAATGAAGCATGAAGAATAAAAAACAATGCCCATTTTGCCATAAAAGCCCGCCGGACATACATTTCACCAAAGAACATGTATTAAGGGACAAGTTTAACACCTTATTCCCTTGGTCCCCAAATGAGATATTTTGGGAAAACAAGACCGTTAATCCGACCGGAGATTTTAAGTTAAATCAGAAAGCCATACCTCACGGCCCATTTGACAGCACTGTAAATTCGGTGTGCAACGAGTGCAACTCAGGATGGATGAACAAAGTTGAAATCAGGGCAGAAAATCTTCTTCTTGATCTCTTCTATGGTACAACAATGCAGCTAAATAGCGCGCAAAGGCTAGATCTTGCAATGTGGTCTGTGAAAACAGCCGCCGTTCACGCGCTGATGCATCGAGACGACTTGCCAGGATTCCCTGCCAAGCATAACCGGCTACTAAGAAGCAAACTAAAACCGCCACCATATACATTTGTTTGGCTTTGTAAAAGTTACTTCAACGCCAACACTTACCTCAGGTATGTTAGATCTGGAATAACGGACGAAATCGACAATACCTTCTACCTTTCAACCATAAATATCGGACAAGCCACATTCAGCATTCTCGGCTGCACTTCAGAAAGAGCCCAATCAGCGCTAAGTCAAGAAATCATATTTAGGGACGAATTTTTCGAGAGACTTTGGCCCCTGACGGCCAGCCGCCCAGGCCCGAAGCTACTAATCAACGATATAGATACACTCATGAGTGTAGGTACGTTTATTACCGTGAAACCTGAAAACGAGTAAAACATAGTACCCGCTATGGCGGGACTAGCGACTCATATTGAGACTGACAGGTCAAACCAGCTATTCGGGCCCGGTCATATGCTTTCGCCAGCTCTCCCGCTCGTTTATCAGCCCGTGCGAGCAAGTCGGAGAGCACCATGGCGGCGCGGGTGGCTGCCTGGCCTCGGGCAATAGCGGTGGTATCCGTGGCGGGACAACTGACGGTGGCGGCGAGCTTGGCTGCATCGTCCCGCATCCGCTGACCAGCAGCATCGGCGCCAGCAGCACCAGCATCCGCAACCTGGCGTTCCTTTTGTGCATGGGCTCTCACCTCCTCCTGCGCCTCGGCGCGTCGTTGTTCTTCCTGTCTTGCGTCACGCTCGCCCAGCACTTCAGCCAAGTGGTCGTCGCTGTCACGCTGCGAGGACTTCAATGCGGCGTCGGTGCGCTCTACTGATCGCCCGTGCTGGTAGGCGCCCCAGTATCCGCCCATACCTTGCCGGCATCCTGCCAGGTCTCGGCGGCACCACCAGAGGTGTTCTTCTGCCTGTGCGGCTTCGTCACCACGCAGCGGTGCTTCAGCGGGCCGGCCCTCATATATTCACCCAGCGATGCGGCTTCCACAGGGCGTTGGTGGCCATGGGGAGCTCGGCGGTGATCGTTCCGATAACGACAGTCTCGCGACTTGCATACCAGTGCCCGATCAACAGGAGGGCACCCTGGCGAATAGCCTTGGTGATATTCAAGGCATTACCAACCGGATCGGGTCGAGCGGTACGCCCGACAGGTCATGCCCAACCAGGTGGCCGGTCTTCTCCAGCCGCTGCTTAATCGAGTCATGGCAGTGCTTGCACAGCGACTGCAGGTTGCTGGCATCGAAGAACAACGACTCGACGCCCTTGTGAGCCTTGATGTGGTCGACGGTGTTGGCAGCTGTCACCAACCCAAGGGCAGCGCACAACCGACACAAGGGCTCAGCCTGCAGCTGATGCCAGCGCAATCGATACCAGCGCTTGGTCTTGTACAGGTGATGCCAGGACGAACCGGTAGCCATCAGCCCTCAACCTTCCGGCTCATGAACCGGTCGGAGTATTCGCGCAGCTTCTCCACCCCGATGAAGCCGACCATGCAGCCAGCGAACACCGCCAGATTAGTGGGCAGCGAGAAGTACTCCAGCACAGGCATCAGGCTCGTACCGATCAAGCCGCACAGGATTCCTTCAAGGAACATCTTGCGGCGACCACCACCACCGTAGATAACGCGACACATCGCAACAGCCGCGGCTGTGCCTCCGGTGTACAGCTGCGGTTGGTGAGCGATCGCCCAGGCAATCACTGCGGCCCACAGGCCAGGGTCCTTCTCGGGCATGTTAGGCATCTCAGTTCCTCCCTTTTCGGGGAGCGCAAATGAAAAAGCCCCGAAACTCGGGGCTCATGAAGAGTGAATTAAACTTTATTTGCCGTCTTGGGCGTCGAGATAATCGTGACCTTGCCAAGTCAGCTGAATGAGATTGCCAGCGGCAACAGACAGAAATCCTGCCTCCTCACACCGGTTGACCAGATAGACAAGCTGATCATAAGCGAGCGGCCCGCTCGAGGAATCGCTTGAGCCTTCCCACATATCGGTCAGATTTATCAAATAGATCCCTTGATAGTCCGCGTGGTCTTGAATCAAACGTAGCAAATGGTTAACCAGCTTCAGATCGCGACGCATAGCAACTCCTTTTCCTTGAAGCGCTACGATATCACCGAAGCGATAACAAAAAAGCCCGACACTTAGGCCGGGCTTTCGGGGTCACTCCTCAACACGCGCAGGAATGATAGGATGGGGACAATTTCGCTCAGTCGCTCACTGATGTCAACAGGCAATCATGCTGCCTCTTTCATCAGCAATCCTTCAGCCTCCAGAATCACCCGCACTTCAGCCAAGGCGTCGTCCACCATGCCGTCGAGCTTTTCGTTGATCTGAGCCCTCCAGCGGCGGCGCGTCGGCTCTGGCGTGGCGTCCAAGTCCCAGGTGTTCATGTCGTAAAAGCTGTCGGCCAAGATGATTACATCCTCTTCCATCGCCTCGATCCGGCGCTTCGGCGGCGAATTTCGGCATCAGAGAAAGCGACAGCCAACGTCATGCGGCCACCTTGGTCTGCGGTTGCAGCAGGTACGCGCGAATCGCCTCCAGCGCGTCGATGGCGCCGCGGCAGACAATCGCCAGATAGCCCTGATCGAGCAGCGCCTGCATGTAGGCGTCCTGGCTTGGCGACACGGCGGCATCAAACGGCGGCTTGGCCTTGAACTCGATGTACAGGCCAAAGTGCCCGCCACGCGCCATGGGCAATACCAGGTCGGGAACACCGGCTTTCACGCCCTGCTCTTTCAGCTTGATCGCCACCAGCTTGTGCCGATGACCACCATTCGGGACGTGGTAGATCAACTTGGCGGCAGCCGGATAGCGCAGCGCGACCTCTCGCATCAGCGAGGCCTGCTCCAGGCCTTCGCGGTCAATGGGCTTGGCCCGGGTCTTTTTTGGGCGGAACAGGGCTGGCTTGGTGGTTTTCATAGGGCCTTCCTTGCTTGGCGCTCGACTTCAGTCTTCCGATCCCGAAATTGGCGGTTGAACTCTTCGTAGGAACGGCGGCGACGCTGGTCGAGCACATGCGCTACCACGACCCCGATCAGCAGCAGGCCAAACACGATCAGCCAGATGCAGTTCTCCATGCTCATGCCGCAACTACCCCCTCACTGATCAGCTTGGCCTGGGTGCGCATAACCCCCTCGGCGTGGTGCTGGCGGGCTTCGGCGCGGCTGATCAACTGGCTGCGGCCGTCACATGCGTCGTGGCAGGCACTGCACGCCCAGGCGCCCTGAAGATCGTTCGGCTTCATGCCAACGCCGCAGGTGCCGGACATCCGGTAGTGAGCCAGCACTGTGGTCTCGGGGTTGCCGTTGCATACGCCTGGGATGCGCACCTGGCACTCCCGGCCACGCGCGGCCTTGCTCAACTTGGATTGCTTCATGGGCGGTCGTCCTTGTGGAGGTCAACAACAGTGAAGGTGGCGGGCCACATGCGCTTGCCGTGGATGCGTGCCGACGCCTCATCGCGGTACAGGCCAACGGGCGGATGTGGCTTATCAGTGAGATCGAGCAGATGCCCGCAGGCGTACAGGGCCCAGCGGTACTCGGTGAGGTCAGGCTTGATCAGCATCGGGTCAGTCATGCCTGGGCGCCTCGCGCGGCACGCAATGCGGCGAGCGCTTCACGGCCAACCTCAGGAGTGGAGCGCACCGGTGCGTGATGCGTGATCGCCAATGGCATGGGCTGAAGCGGCTGGCCGGCAAGAATGCGACGTACCGCAATGGCATAGTTGCGCTCGAAGAGCTTCAAGCTCAGTTCGGTCGCGAGGCGGTTCAGGTTTTCGAAGCCGCACTCTTTCGCTGCGTGCCAAACGGCATCATGCGACCAGTTACCCTGCCCGGCCATGCCAGGGTGGGCGTTGCGGCAGGCTTCGCGATGGGCCTTGATCAGCGGCGGGAGGCCCAGCATTTCGGGTGACGGCTTGCACCACTCAATGAACTGGCCAGGGCTCGGAATGAAGTCACCAGGCTGCTTGCGGGCCTGAGCCATGCCGAAGGCCACTTGACCCTGACTGCAAATGCCCTCTTCTAGAAATGCCTGGTACCACTGGCGCTTCGCTGCTTGGTAGGTCTCCTTGTCGGGCCAGGCCTGGCGCCAAGCTGAGCGAATAGAACGAAGCTCTTTGAACAGCTCGTTGATCGCTGCCACCAGTGTGTTGCGTTCTTCAGTGTCGCGGACCTTCTGCTCGCTGACACCGGCAGGGATAAGCTCGCCGGCCTTGGCATCCGACCACAAGCCCTGGGCAATCACGGCTACGTTTTTCATCACGATTGCACCCCCGGCGCCCAGTGGTCATCGTCGTCATCGAATTCCTGCGTAGGCGAGCCCTTCGGCCGGAACTGGGTGACATTGGAGGCGGCAGCCCGGTTTTTGTCGCTGACCACCCACTTGACCAGCATCTGCACCCACTCGGCCTGGGTGTTTACTTGCCCGCGGGATTCATAGTGGGCAGTGAACGCGCGGCGTACTTCTTCGGTGAACAGGGTCAGCGCTACGCCGCTGTGCACGGCATAAGTTTTCAGCAGTTTGTCATCCGGCACCCAGGCCAAGGTCATTTCGCTGGGCATGCGGGGGTCGACGGGTTCGTGCGTAGAGAGAGGTTCTTTATTCTTATCTACATCTTCTTTAGGTAACGCACCGCTAACGTTCGCAGCGTTACCTTTGGCGTTAGTTGCCTTATGGTTTGCGACCCGCTTGGCAGTGAGAAGCCTGTTTTTGGCGGTCTTGCCGTTGTGTCGCTCGAAATGAGGAAGGCTAATCACCCCGTCGGATTCGACCATCCAGCCAACCGACTTCATGTGCTCGCAGAAACCAATAACGCCGACCAAGCGATCCAGTAACTTTTTACTAACGCTTGGAGCGTTACCTTTCTCGGTCTGCTGATCGAACCAACCCCAGACGCGCATGAGTTTTCCAATCACGGCATCAAGATCGATGTCGGCCAGGTCAGCGATCTGACAGACCTCGGGCTTGTCCAAGGTGGTCAGTTCGAACTTGATCCAATCTCCAGCCATTACGCGACCTCCCGCAGAAGCTCTGCCAATCGGGCAATTCCCTTCGGTGTTACCAGCACATCAAACGCAGCGCGCTCTGCGCCGGTTTCTGCATCTGGCTTCAGGCCGGTCACCTTGTGCTTCATCAGGCCGGCCGTGATGCGTGGCTGATAAGCGATCCAGCGACGGGAACCCTTGCGGCGGAAGATCCAGCGGTGCTGCTCCAGCCAGTCGAACAGCTTGGAGGGTGAGACTTGGAGGTGCTTGGCAGCATCGGTGATGCAGATCGCGCCACCGGCAGCCGCCAAGCGCTTGATGGCCGCGACCTTTGGCGCTTGCAGCTCGACCACTTTTTGCAATTGCAAATTCTGCTCGGCCTGGTCGGCAGCAGCGCGCAGGGCCTCGGCGAAGGTGGTCGGGATTTGGAACTGGCCAACTACCCTGCCCTCCAGCTCCTGCCAGCGATCGATGATCTTGGCGCGCAGCTGCGCGTTGTAACCGGAGACCAGCACCAGAGTGTCACGTTGGCTGAGCAGGAACTCCGGGTAGGCTTGGCCGTTTTGCGGATGGGTGTAAGGGGTCTCCTCAGATTTGAGGACACCCTGTTTGACCAGGGCGCGGGCGTCCCGCAGCACGTTGTCGTGCGCCTTACCGATCAGCTCGGCAATCTCCCGGGACGACATGACCTGACGCGACAGGTTTGGCGAAATAGCAGAACCTGTCGCGGGAGGATGGGTGTTGCCTGTATCGAATGCGGTGTGCATAATTGCACCTCGTTGTGTTGTGAAGAAGCCGGTCTAGCCACCGGCTTTTTTGTGCCTGCGATTTGGGTACTGGATGGATCAGCAGGTGTTTTGGTCATCTACTGGCGCAATGCCAGGAGACGGATAATTCACCTCGTCAGGCCGCTTTGCCTTTCACTGGCTGACACAGCTCTTTCGCCGTTACTGCGCCGTCTGTCAGCTCTTCAGCAAGAAATGCCCGCTTGGCGCTCATGGTGTGAGCTCCAGTGAACCAATACGAAACGGCCGCCTGACTTACGCCGAGCGCTGCAGCCGTCTTTGCTTGCCCGCCAAAGAAATCGACGAGCTTTTCAATGGGGGTCATGGATTTAACTCCTGATAAGCGTGCTTATACTTTATGAATAAGGAGGCTTATTTGCAAGCCTATAAGTTGCCTTATAAATTCACTGGCATGGATACCCTCGCAGATCGAATCAAGGCAGCTCGCAAGCACGCGCAGCTGACCCAGCGCTCCCTGGCCGAAAAGGTCGGTGTAGAGCAACCCGTCATTTCGCAGCTGGAAACGGGCAAGAACCTCCGTAGCGTCCACCTAACCAAAATTGCTCAGGTATGCCAGGTGAGCCCTATCTGGCTTGCCGAAGGCGTAGGCCCTATGGTTCAGGAAGGTACGAAGCCCACCAACCAGGTCACCCATCACGAGATTGAGTTACTGGGTGAGCTTTCGGCATGGGACGAAGGCGACCCGCTTGATGAAGACGACGTCGAAGTCCCCTACTTCGCCGAAGTGGAGTTTTCTGGTGGCAATGGAATGACAGAAGTAATAGAGGTTGCTGGCCGTAAGCTGCGCTTCAGTTGCGCCACCCTACGCGCAGCCGGAGTCGACAAGAGGAGCGCAGCGGTCGCCAGGGTCAAGGGCCGAAGTATGGAACGGCTGATTCTGGACGGCGCAGCCATTGGCTTCGACATGAGCGACACGTCGATCATCGACGGAGAAATCTATGCCTTCAATCATGGCGGCATGCTGCGCACCAAATACCTGTATCGCCTACCGCAAGGCTCGATTCGCATCAGCAGCGAAAACGACGACGAATACCCAGATGAAGTGATGACCGCCGAGCAGTGGCATGACGAGGTCCGCATGCTGGGACGCGTATTCTGGTGGTCCACTGTTCGCAGGTCCCCTCGGCGAAAGTAATTCAACTCCCCCACCCCAAGCCCGCTCATGCGGGCTTTTTCATGCCTGCCCGAAAAATTATAAGCACGCTTATTGACACAATAGATAAGTGTACTTATATTTCACCTCAACGCTGGATCACCACCGGCCAGCAACAAAGGCAGCGATGGACAGGCCTCAACAGTCCAGAGGGTTGGCAACTGACCCAGGCGTGCAGCTTAAAGCGCCAAGACGAGTTATCCGGCGGACCAGGGTCGCGGCCGGAGAGAAAGAAACACCAGATTTCACTGGCTGGCCTTGACGACAGGGCCAGACGGGAAATCAACCAGGAGAAAGCTATGAAACGTGCTGAATACGAAGACCTTGAAGGTTATGCAATGGCGGTCCTCATCGGCTTGCTGAGCCAGGGAGGAACTGATCACAGCGTGGCGCCAGCCAAGGCTTTCGATATCGCCGAAGCATTCCAGCAAGAAAAGCTGAAGCGTATCGGCGAAAAGCCACCTTTTGACAGCTGAACAACCAGCGCCACGTCAGCCTGACGTTAACTGCCCGATCACCTGGTCCCCCATCACCAGGCTGCATCGGAGTGTGGTCTGACTGCGCAGGCTGATGCGCAAATCTAGTCTCGTTGGCGAGCTACTGAGACATCAGAGAGTTAGGCCGCCAAGCCGGCCGCCGCATCGAGGCCGTCACCAAGGCCATGCGTCAACAGATCATCAGCCCGCTGTGCATCGCCCTGGCCGGGTTGATGGCTATGCACGCCGTCATGGGCGATGCCGACCCAATGCGCCGCGACCGCCGCGTGCCTGAGCGACGTATTGCCCAGGTCCGAATCATCCGCAAGGCCGAATCGTTCGACCTGCACGCTTGATACCTACCCCGAGGACTTCAATATGCATACAGCTATCCAAGCTCGCCGGGACGGTCTGGCCGATCTGCGCGCCCGCGCCACTCTCGCAACGGCTGACTTCTACGCCAAGATCGGGCTCGCCGCCCCGGCATCGGCGCCGCGCTTCCAGGCCGTCAACAAAGGCAAGATGTGGCACATCATCGATAGGAAGACCGGCAAGACTTGCGGCTTCTGTGGCAGTTATCTGATGGCTCAACAGTTCGTCGACGCGATGGAGGCAGCTGCAACGCGCAAGCTGGTCGGGCGGCAATGAGCAAGCGCAAGCCGCACAGCATGCGTGCCCGCCTGGAGCGCTCCTGCAGAGCCTTGGTCGCATCCAATCACGCGGCAGTAGTGAACATCGACCCCAGCGGGCAGCAGGTGCTGGTCAACTGGAAGAACTGCAAGCAGATACGGCAGGAACAGGTCGTCAACGCCGTCTGCGACATCGCACACCGCTGGACCATCTATCTGAGCGTGATGTGCCAGAAAACAGATGGCGAGCAGTACTGCAAATCTATCGAGGTCGCCCCTCAGGGCAACTACTTGGCCTCGCACCTCACCGATGTGATCGAGGCCACCTACACGGATCTGCGCACCCAGTGCAACCCGCAGCACATCGTGGCCGCCGGATGGATCGCGATTCCGACGGACCTGACGCTTGAAGAGGCGCAGGCCGCCGCAGTATTCGAAGCCGTCGGCGCCTGGCGACAGGAAAAGGTCGCGGCATGAGGCGAATCAACAACCGCGCCCGGCATGGTCGGCGCCAGCAATGGATCAAACTGCCGCCAAGCGGATTGAAGGGGATACCGTATGGCGATGACGCCACAACAGCGCGGCGAACGCCGTCGCTTGAAGGAGGACAAGCTGCAGGAAGAAGACCTGCGCTTGAAGGTTCGACCAGGTACTAAGCAGGCCCTGCTGGAACTGATGGAATGGGCAGGTATTGATGAGCAGGGCGAGGCAATGACGCTGATGATTCATCACCTGCATGGGCTTGGCCCGAGCGGGGCGGCGCCCCTGCTCACCCCGCCGCGCCACAAATACGAGATCTCACATTCTTTGGCGCTGGAGTTCAGCCGCAAGAGCATGCTGATAATTCAGCAGGATCCTGGCGACGAAATCGCTATCCCACAAGCTGATCGATAAGTCGGCGCCCCTCAGCTACTGCTGCGGACTTAGCCTCTTCATAAGTGGGGTACAGCGTGTCATCAAAATGCCTCCAAGGCAGCGGACCGGCCTTCAGCCCAATCACTATCCCTTGCGGGCTCTGCATGAAGTCAGCGGTTAGCCGGTGTTCACGATAGTCAGTAGTGAATATCCCTAAGTCGGTCATTTCCGTCTCCATTCGGCCGCATATCTGTAATTCGTAATAGCCCATCCACCGCCGCATTGCCAGCCAGCCCCGATTAAGGGGCATATCGGGTCAATCGACCGGGGCCCTCATTCGGTCCGAGACTCGTCTCTCGATACAGATAAATGGCCACCAAATCAACAGCCAGAGCTATCACGACCATAGCGACATCGAGGTAGATTTCGAGATCAATCATTACCCAGCCCCCAACCATATTAGGTTTGGTGGTTAGAGCAATATCTATTCCAATTCTCAAATACCGCATCCGGCCGCGGTGTCTGCCTAAGGCGGAGAGATCGTCAGCACTGTAGATCCGGAGAAAGGACCAGGCTCTACGGTTCCTTTGCTGTACAGCGTAGATTTTATGGCTATAGGGGTAGCTAGTCCATCTTCTACTTTAATTGAAACGCCCGGTGCCGCAGCCTTATCTTCGATCGTGAGCTTGGAGTACAAGCTGCCGTCCGCCTTGAGCTTAACGCCAGAAGGGCTTTCTTTACTTGCTGAAGCGATCACGCTAGTTGCCCCTGAGCAAGTTAACTGAAGTGTGGTTCCTGCTTCATTACCATCAATAGCAGCGTCGCTTACATCCCTATGGTTAATAATAGCATTTCCTTTAATCTCGCACTGCAGCGCTGGCTTTATAACAGAAGCACAAGGACCAACCGGAACAATTATACCTCCAGACCCAGAATAACTGTAACCTTGAGCGAAGCTGATGCAAAAACTATCGCTTATTTTTTTCTCCTTTGGCACAAACAAACTACTTTCAAAGGGAATTGAAAAACCACTCATTTGGTTGCGCACCGTCGTCATGGAGGTACTAGGTTTAATCCTCCAATAGTTCGTGCCGAGCACCATAGACAGGTATTCACCAGGGCGTTGCGCCCCAACTAGGTACAGGCTACATGTAACTGCCTGCATATCATTACAAAAACTATCCCCACCCCCCTCCCAGCTCGTAACAGTAAAATAATATCGAACACCGCCCACCTCATATTGACTTCGAGTGGACTGAATTGTAACGGCATGCGCAGCACTACCCACTAAGCAGAGTAGAAACAAAAGCGCAGCCCAATAAGATCTATTACTGTTCAACACACGGCCCTACTCATAAAAATGAGCGAAAATGGTATGAGGCAATTTTTACTTTTGCTCTAGGAAGCTGCCGTAGTTTTTGTAGGAATTTTCCGAGAGCCGTCAGGTGCTCTCTTGGCATCAACCCTGTTACACCTCTCCGATTGAACTGAACCATCTCCCACTTCAACGAATCACGCCACCCCGGCGAGGCTGGTGGCTGCCTGGAGATACCCATGAGCACATTCGCAGTCTTCGGTATGACCGCCGACGTAGCGCTGGCTGAGGCCAGGAAGATTACCAAGACCACCAAGCCAAGCGGTAAAGCTGGCTGCCCCCCCCTAGAGCTGACCCTGGCTGAGTGGAACCTGGCCGTAGAGCAGCAGGCGGCCAAGATCATGGCCGGCGAAAAGGTGAAGCAGCTAAGCCAGATGTTCGATGCGCCGCAGTACGCTCAGCAGTTCATGGAACCGACACGCAAGCAGTGCAAGTGTCGGGATCTGCGGATCAGGGCCAAGTGTGTACTTACCGATGCCGGAGGCAGGCCGATCATCAACGAGAAGACCAAGGCGCCGAAGGTTGGGTGGGTGGATTACTTGCCAGAAATGGCGGTGCAGGTCGCTTAAATTATGATGAAACCCAGGATGCGGCTCTGCCCCTGGGGTCAACCTTAAATCAAGAACAGCGCGTATTTCAGCAGCATGATCAAGATCTTCAGGTCTAACCTGATTGTGATCTCTATTTGCATACAGAATCCCCCGTATCGAACTAAAGTACGAACGAGCAATGGTGTTAACCACGGCTACGTCCCCCCGCATCGGCTAACGCCGAGTGTGTTCACCATGCAGATACGCCCTGCATCGGCTACTGACTTTTGTTCGATAAAACGGTGGTTCAGGGTTGGCGTAACTCTATCCGGTCGAAGTGATCTCGTAAAGCCATCATCCCTACATCGCAAACCCGCGAGGTATCCCCATGCCCACAGAAAACCGATCCAGCAACACCGAACAGATGGTCAGCGTGCCGCGTGAACTGGCCCAGCGCATTCAGTCACGACTTGATCATGCAGCCACTGCTTTCAAGGCAGCCAAGTCTGAGAGGGATGAGTTGCGTAACCTCCTCGCCCAGCCAGCCGCCAAACGCCAAGGCAAACCGACGGCGTATCGATGGGAACAACTGGGCGGAAGAGGCTACTGCTATGGCGAAAATCTCCCCGCGATCATCATCGGTGCCTGGCAGGAACTCTATACCCACCCACCAACCGCAGACGGCGCCAGCCCCGAGCAGATGACAGCCCAAGGCGCCGACGGCTACCGGAACGGGATCAAGGCTGCAGCGGAGCTTGCCGCTGACTATCCGGAACTGGCCCAGGCCATTCGCGCTTTGCCGCTCCCGCAGTAGTTTTTGACCGAAGGAGTACATTTGTACCCTACCCCTCTCCCCTCTATTGAATAGCCGCTATATGGCGGCTTTGGAGAATCGATGCCGGAAATCCACAGACGAAAAAAATCCACCTCTCCCTTGGGGAGGAGCGGGAGAGGTGGACTAATCAACTTCGGTGTAACGCTTTGCCTCCAATGGGAGAAGACGCTTTCAAGTCTAGTTGGTCTTTTTGAGCTTGGATGCATTAGTACGATACGAGCGCACTCCGATAGCTATGCAGACTGAATGGATTGGACTGGGACCGGGTTCGACACGAATGACCTTGCTCGACCCACTCCCCAGGCCAAGGCTCGGCTCATCGATTGATGTGGGCGAGAGTAATAAGCCTCTTCCATGAGGAGCGTTCCGCCGAGCGCGTAAACGCCAATGAACAGCTGCGTGTCTCCGGTCCGTGACAGGCGGACCTGGACATCAATCGTGGTGCCGTCGTCGAGGATTTCATCATGACAACGGTGGTGAAGAGTAGGGTCTGCCCATGCCCAGAACTTCTCTCCTCTGTATCTCATAACCGCCTCCTGCTCGGATTTGTGGGTGAGATTCCAGCGTAATAAATAGAACGACAAAGACAATTTGTAGTTCATGACTTTGGGCATTATCGGACAACTGGCAGGGTTACTGACTACTGGGCCTTAAGCGCTCTGTTGCGGCCGCAGTGTCGATTCCAGCGATACAAACCCTCTTGCCTTGGCAACTCCCCAGGCCAAAGCCTCAGTAACAGTTTCTCCAGGCCGTGAGTCATAAGCGATTTCTATCACTGCGACCCCGTCTGATGAGTACACGCCAATGAATAGCTGAGTGTCGCCCGCGGATGAAAGTCGCGCTTGAACCTCAATGATGCTTCCGCTTTCAAGTGTCTCTTCATGCGTAATGCTTTCAAGCTGGGAGTCCTCCCAATCACGATACATGCTGCCTCTAATTCGCATTACCGGCCTCCACTGGATCTGCATTCAGTAAGGCACACACCTGAAGGAACGGCCACACCGCTCCTCCGGTTCTTTGAACCCATTCAAAACAAAATCCAAACCTTGAATAGCCGTTATATGGCGGCTTTGGAGAAGTCATGCCTGAAGAAATGAAGCTGATCCAACGTGTGACCGTCGAGCGCGATGAAGACGGCTGGTGGGGCCACCCCGACGAGCCGGACTTCGATGAAGACTTCGCCGCCTTCAAGGCCTGGCTCGTGCAGCAAGGGTTGGAGCTGACCCAGTGGCACATGGACGCCGATATCGATGGCCATCACCCCTACGAAGACGGTGAGTGCCACTGCCTCGGTTGGAACCCTGAGCCACCGGGGCCTGAGTGGTTCCTGCTCGGCATCTTCGATACTGAGGACGGCCCGTGTGTGAGCTGGGTCAAGCGCAAAGAGCCTGAACAATGCGGCGCCTGTGGTGGCTGCAACAACGGTTGCCAGCTCGACAAGGACAGTCCAGAGGCGCAGCCATGATCCTCCTACCCATCGCCGCCCCGCTCTACATGGCCTGGATGATCCGGAAGGGGCCGAGGCCATGAGTGACGAACTGAAACCGTGCCCTCAATGCAACGGCGACAACCTGGAGCTCGACAGCAGCTCAAACCTCAGCCTCAGCTGGGTGATCTGCAACGACTGCGACTTCACCCTCCAGAAGAAGGTGCCCGAGGAGAACATCTACCGGCACTGGAACAAGCTCAAGCCCGCGCCGAAGCCCTAACCCCTCCCCCTACAAGAACTCAAGCCTACCGAGAACTGAAGGGAGATCTCAGGCGGCTTTGCGACGCCGAACACGCCGAAGCACACCAAAAGCGATATTCGGCAGCATCATGATGGCGAACATGCCCCAAAACTCTACCTTGCCTTGTCCATGAAGGTAGCCACCCAGTGCGATGAAAGCCAACGTAAGCAAGAATTGAAGCGATACGAACTTCTCTAGACCTCTCACCCTAACTCCTCAGATTCATTAATAAATTTCCAACGATTCTACAGCCTGCAGCGCGGGCATGGAGAGCTATTGCCATGACGAAAGAAGAACTGGCCGGCCTGCCCGAGAAGGTCCGTCTCGCCATCGAGGTAGGCAAGGCTGCCGCAGCGGCCTGCAGCAACGACGGCGGTAGCGCCAACCTCGATCGCGTCGTAATCCCGGTACCGGGCCTGCGCGCCAGCTCCCTGCCAAGCCTCCCCGGGTACATGCAGAAAAAGAGCCGTTACCACCAGCAGGGCATCCATCTGGATACGCCGTGGCCCGGGACCGGCAATCGGCAAAGCGCCGGCGTCCAAGCCATGCGCCAATCGCTTAAGGCTCAGGGCGTCAACTGCTACGCCTACTACCAGGTCGATTAACCCCTCCCCACCTCTGCCGCCATGCGCGGCGTGGAGACAATCATGCAAGACGAAGAAAGGCAGCCGATTACCTATGCGTCCGACAAAGTTCCGGAAAAGCGAATGGCGGAACTGATCGGCACAACCCAAAGAGCCCTGGAGGGGAAGCGCAGCCGCGGCGTGATCCCGGAGGGGGTATGGAAAAAGATCGACGGCAGGATTTTTTACAGCATCAGGAGATACGAAACGTGGCTGGAAGGAGAATGGGGCTACCCACTGGAGTCGAGTTCATCGGCAAGTCAATCCGCATCCGTTTTACTGTCAACGGTGAACGTCGATCCGAGACTCTCGCGTATCCACAAACCGCCAAGGGGATCAAGGCGGCAGCCGACCTACGCACTCAAGTAATCAGCCTAGCCAACCATGGGGTTCTGGACGAGAAGCGGTACGCCGAGCTGTTCCCGGTTTCGAGCTATACCGCGCCGACGAGTGAACTCATGTTCGGCGAGTACGCGCAGAGCTGGCTAGACAGTCTGGAGGTGGTCCAAGACACAAGGTCCAACTACAAAGGCTTGATGAACAACTACTGGATGCCCCATTTGGCTGCGCTGCCTATCAGGGCAGTGACACCTATGGTGCTGAGGGAGGTGGTCGCGAAGACCAAATGGAAGAGTTCGACAGTCAAGCGTGCCGCTATCGCCCGGGTCAAGGCGATGTTTAGAGCGGCGGTCTATGACGAGGTGGTGGACAAGAACCCTGCGGCGTCGATCCAGTTGCCCCAGAAAAACCGAAAACAGGTAGACCCCTTCACCGTCGAAGAAGCCGATGCCCTGATTGAGTGGATGTATGCGAACTTCTCGCGGTGCAACCAGGTGTTCGCTGCGTTCTACGAGTTCGCCTTCTATACCGGAATGCGCACTGGCGAGATCATGGCGCTGCGCTGGGATGAGATCGATTTGGAGAAAAAGACCGCCCACATATGCCGGATCGTCGTCGAGAACCAGGTGGTGGAGCGTACCAAAACCAAATACACGCGCACGGTCATGCTGAACAGTAGGGCCATGGGCGCTCTCGAAAAGGCGCGGGAAATATCACATTATCGTTCCAGGCAAAAGCGCCGGGTATCCACTGACTCGCCGTTCGTCTTTCAGCCCGCGGGGCGGTCGCCTCACATGAAGGGCCCGAGCACCCCCGGAGGTCACTTCAATGAGGCGATTGCCGGCAAGGGGATTCGTCCGCGCCCACAGTACAATTGCCGACACACTTACGCGACGATGTGCCTCATGTCAGGGATGAATCCCGCATTCATTGCAGGTCAGCTTGGACATTCTGTCCAGGTACTGCTGTCGACCTATGCGAAGTGGCTGAGCTCGGCCAATGATTGGTCCGAACTGGAGAAGCTCGAAATGCAGCTAATTGGTACAGAATTGGTACAGGATTAAATTTCGTTCATCTTTAGCCCAATGTTTACGGGCTAATCGACAGACTCTAGGCCATACTCCAGAATGCGAGCGTTTTTGGGGGAAAACCCTTGCACAGCCAACGACATACCAACTTTTAGTGAGCCTCGACGTGAAAACCTCCCTTTCGATTCTAAGCCTGCTGCTGTTGCTCACCAGTACCGCGACTGTCCCCACCGCCACTGCTGCGCAACCCCCTGCCCAGGTACAACGCGATCCTGCCAAGTTGCACCTGGCTTCTGGCGCCGCTCTGCTGATCGATCTGCAGACCAATAAGGTGCTTTACGCCAACAATGCCGACCGGGTGGTGCCTATCGCCTCGGTGACCAAGCTGATGACCGGCATGGTGGTGCTCGACGCCAAGCAGAACATGGACGAGATGCTGACCATGACCATCGCCCAGAATAAGGAAATGAAAGGGGTGTATTCGCGGGTGCGCCTCGGTAGCCAGCTCAGCCGCCGGGAAACGCTGCTGATTACCCTGATGTCATCGGAAAACCGCGCCGCCTCGACCCTGGCGCATAACTACCCCGGTGGCTACAACGCGTTCATCAAGGCGATGAACGCCAAGGCCAGGGCCCTGGGCATGAGTAACACCCGCTATGTCGAACCCACCGGCCTGTCGACCAGCAACGTGTCCACCGCGCGCGACCTGGGCAAGCTGCTGCTGGCGGCACGCAACTACCCGCTGCTGAAGCAGTTGAGCGTCACTCCCGAGAAGACCGTGGCGTTTCGCAAACCCAACTACACCCTGGGCTTTCGTAACACCGACCATCTGGTCAAGAAGAGCAATTGGGATATCGACCTGACCAAGACCGGCTTCACCAACGATGCCGGGCACTGCCTGGTGCTGTTGACCAGGATGGACAACCGTCCGGTGGCCATGGTGATTCTCGATGCCTTCGGCAAGTACACCCACTTCGCCGACGCCAACCGCATGCGTCAGTGGCTGGAAACCGGCAGCACCAAACCGGCACCAGCGGTGGCCATGCGCTATAAATCCGAGCGCGGCCAGAACCGCCCTGCGGTCGACTGA